CCACTTGCTACAAATGCACGATAGACACGTAAGAAGCTACCTGTTGTTGTTGCAGTTCCTAATGCGTCTAGAGTTACTGTTTCAGATAACTCGTTATAACTTGCGTCCACCCCTTGAATGGTTACTTCTACATCTTCGTCTGTAGCACCTGAACTACTGGTAGCTGTCATGGTAACAGCACTAGCAGGATAGGCATACAGTCCACCTACATCCCAGATGGTTTCTTCTGAATCATCAATGTCACCGTTGTAGCCAAACTTGAATACACGCTTGTGTCCTGCGATAAGTCCACGAGATACTTGTAAGAAGTAAGGATATGATCCTACACCACCACTAAAAGTAATTACATTTGGATATGACGTGATGGACATCTATTTTATTTTTTCTGCTTCAAGTTTATCTTTGAGTTTGCTAACACGTCGATAATGTTCACGTATTCGTTTTACTCTTGTTGGGTTTCTCAAAAACTTATCTATTTTTTCTATCTGTGTTTGTGTAAGAAACTTAACAGGCTTAGTACCAACTGGTATAAGTATCTTTAAATTTTTTTTTTGTTTTAAGTACTTTGTACACTCTTAAGAACTTTTAATTTTTCGTTTGTTTCTACTATATCTTTTAATGCTTGATCTAGTGCATTTAGCGATGAATTATTATTATTCAGTAAACTTTGTGCATTTTCAATTTTTAACTTATATTGAAAAATCAAAGCTTGAGCAGCAAGGTTGTTCATAAGGCGTACTCCTTTCTAGGATTATACAGATAGATTAGCCTAATGTCAATCTAAAATCTTCCTACCCACTTACCTGCCGCCCATGCCAATAACCCTGCAAAGAATATAACAACAATAAAAGCTATTCCATATCCAACATATTCCATCAACTCTTGTCTACGCTTCTCTGCCATCTTTTCTTGATAGCGTCTAGACTTACGAGCTTCAGCTTGAAAGGCTTGCCAATCTTGCCACAATCCGGGTCTACCTAGATATATCATCATCTTCTTGAGTTCTTCTTCTTTTTCTTTTAATTGCTCAAGAGCCATGAACTCTTCTAGGTCTGAACCTCCTACCCCTTTAGCCTTTTGTTTACTTGCTTTCTTTTCTAGTTCTTCTTTTGCAAATACAAAATCGCTTATCTGTTTCGCACATCCACTCAGTTCTTTACCGTTGGACACAAATTGCTTGATAACCGAAAAGGCAGCGTTTGCTGCGGCTAATTCTGCTAACACCTACTTTTTCCTCTTACTTTTACCTGCTTTAGATAGAGCTATTGCTATAGCTTGCTTTTGGGGTTTGCCACTTTTTATTTCTGTTCTGATGTTAGCAGAGATTGTTTTATTAGATTTACCTCTTTTAAGTGGCATTTTATTTCTTTCTTACTGGTTTACAGTATGCTGTTATTTGTAAATTAGATCCTTCCCTTTGAGGTATAGATGGTTGGTTATGTAGTCTTTGTGCAAAGTATAAGCACCTATCTATATCTTGGAAGGTTTGTGTTTGGTCTACTACGCTTAATCCCATCATAAACACAAGCACAAATTCAATCACACTGGTACTCCTTGTACCTCCTCATCTTTATCTTCTTTGTGGCACTGGCAATTGCACTCATCACAATCACACTCGTAACATTCACATGTTACACATTTTTTCTTTTCTTCCGTCATGTCTTAGTACCTTTCAACTCCATCTTCCTTTTTATAACAGGCATTTTAGAAAAAGGTTCTTGCTTTGATCCTACAACCCCTGTGTAATGACCGTATACTTTTCGGTTTGTTCTTTCGTCGTCAAATACATTATTATCCTGTTGTACAGGTCTAGGTTGTTGGTATCTTATCACGACCACTCTCCATTTTTCATAGCTAGGGATAATCTCATAGCCCTGTTACCTACTTGATTAGCCCATCTTGAATCAATCATTTCTTCACAAGCCGCTAAGTAGTCTTCTCTTTCTATCGCTGCCCACATGTTCTTAAATTTCAAAAGACGAGGAACACCCATATTAAATGACATGTCAACAAGTACCATTTGTCTGACAGCGTCAAGTTGATTTATGATAGGTTTATTAGCTAGTAATTCTTTTTCTACGATTGCTATGTCATTCATACAAAGATAGTAAGCTTCTTCTTCAGTAAGACCAATCTCGTAAACTTCTTCCATAGTTTTGTTTATGAAAGATAGTTCACCATCTGTGATACCTCTGTCTTCTAAGTTACGCCCGATTCCAATCGTATCAATCCCTAAATGGTCTTGATAGACTTGTAAACGTAATCCCTCATGCAAGGCTATCATTTTGACTAGCTCACTACGTTCGTACTTCATGCTTTCTTCCTTGTTGTCGGTTTACGTTTTCTACCTGATGCAGTGACAGACCACTTTACTTTCGCAGGTCCTGTCTTTTTACTTGCTTCTTTTTTACTTATCTTACTTGCTACGGCTTTAGGTCTACATGCGGGATAAGGTCGTTTGCTTTTTTCTTTACCAGATCGACCACACTTCTCGCCTGTCTTAACGTCACGCCAATCCTCTTTAAACCACTTAGTCAATCCACCTTTAGGTTTAGCCATTATGCGTATGTACCCCCACGCTTCTTGTACTCTCTGACCAACCAAGCATTTGCATACGCTGAAGGGTACACTTTAAATTTTTTCTTGGCCGCAGCTTTTACTGAAGCATAAAGCTTTGGGTTCTTTGGTTTGGGACTACTTCTTTTCTTAGACATTTACTTTCCTTGCTGTATCACTAATCATATGCTCTAAATGACTTACAAGAATCTTTCTCATATTCTCTGCTCTTTGTCTGTTGGTAAAAGAATACTCTCGTATATCATCATTGCTTATCTTGAGTGAGAATACGTAGAAAGCTCCCTTTTTTATGATACTAGAAGTACTACCATTTGCTACTCTAGCAGGATTAATTAATGTACCAAAGTTTGTTTCAATTATGTTTGACATCACTTTTTCCCCATCAGTTTCATTGCTTGACCAACACCTTTAATTCCAAAAGAGGAACTAACGGCTATAAATAAAAGATATTGATACCAATCTGGTAACGTATTAAGAACTTCAAACCCAGATCGTACATATTCTGTCATACTAGGAATAAAGACTAATATAGCAGGCAGTAGAAGGACAATCAATGCGAACTCGTCTTTCCACGATCCATCTGTGGCGTCTGCCATAGACTTCTCCCAAGCAACTTCTCCTGCTGCTACCTTTTCTGCGACGACTGCTTTAGCTTTGGCTTCTGCTACTTTAGCTTGACCATCAGCCTTGACCTTCTCTACCTTGCTTTCCATCCACGAACCTGCAAGGTTAGCTATAGGACCTATTAACGCACCTAACATTATTTATGCTCCTTATGTTCGTGACCCATCCAAATACCAAACACACCTGTCATTACGCCCATAACGACGGATACAAATGCTGATTGGGCTGCGGTTGGTGTATCTAAACTCATAAACCATTCAGCACATCTCCAAGACATTATTGTACTAGCGAGCATCATACATCTTGGGAGTATCTTCCATTTGAGAAACTGCTCAACGGTTACCATTATCTACCTTGTGACTTATGTAGTAGCTCTACGTAGCGATTGTAAAATCTGCTACTTATCTTATTAAAAAATTTAAATAGTTTGAAGTTAATCGAAATCAGCATTTCCATCTCTTTCTAGCTTGTCGTAAACGGCTATTAGGATCTTTTGCTGCTTTAGGAAACTTTTTCATTTGCCCTGCACTTCTCGCACAAAAGGACTTTCTTCTTTTAGCATCTTTGCTCCCCGGCTTGACCTTGCCAGTTACTGCTGTCTTGAGTTTTGATCCGGGATTATCCCTTCGATACTTAGCTACACCTTTTGCAGTCATACCCGCACCTGCTTTAGTTGGGCGTTTGTGACCACCTTTAATGGTGTGACCTTTCATTGTACCTTTCTCAGACATTCGTGCTACCTCGTTGTTGTCAAAGGGGCAAGTTGCCCTGCCCCCTTGAGTTAGTTATTTAAGCGAAAGCCGCTGCGGTTTCTGCAGTACCAAGTTCTGCAATAACTGCGAACACTCTGACCTTACCATCGAAAGTTGCTGTATTAGCAATTAAGTCGATAGTATCGGCTGCAGTGTAGAACTTACCTACGCTTGTTGTACCTGAAGCTACAGAAGTATGACCAGCAACTGCGGCAGCAAAGATATCATCGTCGGCATCGTCACCTAAGTCGAGAACTGGAGAACCAGTTGACGCAACTGTTAAGGTTTCTAAACCAGCCATGAGAACTAAAGTATTAGCAGGAAGTTCAAAAACTTCTACTGAATCTGCTGTAGTCAAGTTTGTTGTTGAAAAGTCTAGAACGACTTCAACGATCTGAGGTTTAATGCCGAGTGGAACACCTGCAACGGCATTCGTAATAGTATAAGTAGCCATTATCTAGTCTCCCTTAAGCAAAATCTACAACGCCACGAACGATTGCTTCTTGTCTTAGAACTTTTCTTCCAAAAACATGCAATCCTCTGATAACGTCGGAGAATGATTCAGTTGAACGTACCACTTCAGTCTTTGCGATGTGGGACGCTGTTGCACATGATGAAATGTGACCAGCTAAAACAACATTCTCAGTTGCGTCAGTAGCTAATGTACCAGAAGCATCTGTTAATGTTACCTGATCAATTCCGCCTGTGCTATTTAAAGCTGTAGACTTGTAACATCTAAAACCCGCAAGAGTTCCTACTGTTGCAAGACCATTTCTTAGAGGAGATACACCGTCGCCAGTTACCTGAACTTCAGCAATCTTGTTTCCTGCTTGGAAAACTTTCTCATAGAAAATTGGAGGTGCTACAAACCATCTGTTCTCTTCAGGTACAGACTCATCATCGAGAAGTCTAGCCATTGCGAGCATCATGTTGATACCTGCATCGTCTGTCTCAATGTTGATAGGAGCAGCAGCTGTTCCTAATATACTTGCAGAAGCAGTAGTTGTTAAAGTTGTACCTGATACTGCAGATGCTGCAATTCCAGCACCGTTAGTTAAGGCTTGAAGAACGTTTGCATCGAACTTTCTCTTTAGAGCATAAGCACCTGAAGAAGTTGCTAGTGCTTCAAAGTTAATGTGAGAGTGTCTCTCTTCGATGTCGTCTATTTTGAATGCGAAAGCATTAGCTTGGTCGACAGTCAATGTGATTTGATCGTCTGCCAAGTCTTGTGGGTTAACTACAGAACCTCTTGAATATGCGGACACAGTCAGTGTTGGTTCTTTCATTATGTTAACAGTATCACCAAAGTTTTCAATTTCGCCAGTATAGTCGGTATTCGTAATATCTTCTGCAACCGAAGCTCTACGGAAGAACTTGAGAACTTTTTGGCTAAATATTTCGGGTGAAAAATTACCTGACGGTAAATTATTATACCCTGAAGCTGAATTAAAAGCCATTTTTCTATCCTTCCTCTATTTGAGGTTAGTTTATTGAGTTATTCGCCCCTCTGCCCGTGCTTGGTCGATTTCTTTTTCAAGTCTTTCAAACTCCCACGGTTTCAGTTTGGCGAT